AGTTTTGCTTTTACACTTGCTCCAAGAAGTAGAGAAGAAGCAAAAACTGTCATTAAAATCATCAGATTCTTTAAACAAGGAATGGCTCCAATTAGAAGTAAATCTCGTTTATTTCTAAAATCTCCACATACCTTCCGACTTGCTTATAAACGTAATGGATCTGAATCTAGTGGATTTGGAGTAAATGATCATCCTTACTTAAATAAATTTAAAGAATGTGCTATGGGTTCATTTAATGTTAATTACACTCCTAATGGTCCTTATTCAACATATGATGATGGTGTAATGACTGCTTATCAAATAAACATGAATTTCCAAGAGATGAATCCAATATATAATGATGATTATGGTAATACAACTTTCCCATCTGAAATAGGTTTCTAAAATGTCAAGTTATTTCGATCTTATTCCTGATTTTGACTATGTTAGCAGATTACCTGATGCTAAAATATCTGATTATATTCGTGTCAAAAATTTCTTTAGAAGAGCAACTCTAAGAGAGGATATTTTCCAAAGTCTAACCTTCTTTACCAAGTATTCTGTTGAAGGTAACGATAGACCTGATAATGTGGCACATAAGGTATATGAAAATTCTGACTTAGACTGGGTTATTCTCCTTGCAAACAATATAACTCATATTCCAACAGAATGGCCAATGCCACAAAATGACTTTGATAGATTTTTATTAGATAAGTATGATAACTACGATAACCTCTATAATGGGGTTCACCATCATGAGACGGTTGAAGTAAAAGACAGTAATGATGTAACTATCGTTCCAGCAGGTTTAGAGGTAAGTTCTGATTTTAACCAAACCTACTATGACTACTATGTAAGTGGAATGGTAACTGCATCTGATATTACCAGACCAGTTACAAACTATCAATACGAAGAAAAAATAGAAAATAAGAAAAGAGAGATATTCATATTAAAACAAGAATACCTCACAGTCATTATAGATGACATAGAAGATCTCATGCCATATAAAAAAGGTTCCACTGAGTACCTCAATGGAAACCTTAAAAAAGCTGAAAATATCAGACTATATCAATAATCAAAAAACTAATAGGGGCAAAAAATACCAGAGATTTTTTTCCGCCTTTTTTGGAATAAAAAGTCGAATTTCCCCTGAGAGAATCACTCCTCTGCTAGCTTCTGAAAGTATGACAGTGCATCGTCCTCATCTGAACTAGCAGATGCGACAGCAGCAGTCACAGTCTCCTGTGCCTTACGAGAATTGAAGTCTGGTGTATAAGAACCACGAGAGTTGTCCTCATCAACCACGTCCTCATCTACACGACGTGCAGGAGGTCTCTGTCCTAGAACATACTTCAGACGTTTCTGAAGGTCATCATAAGACTTAAACTGATCAGCAGCAGTGACAGCAGCAAGTGAATACTGCTTCTTCCATAATGCTTCTAGTGCATCATCATCTTCAAGTAGAGGAGATACTTTATCGAACTCTGACTTATCATAGTTCCAGTAACCATCCTTCTTGACGATCTTCAACTTGAAGTTTGCACCTTGCCAGAAGTCAAAAGGATTAATCGGTGACTCATCCTCAAACTCAGGCTGCATTGCTTCCATAACTTTATCAAAGATCTTCTTACCAAACTTGTAGAGGAATACTCCACCCTCATTCTGAGGATTGGTAGGATCTTTGACGACATAGATGTTTGCATAGTAGGAAAGCTTACGCTTCTGTCTACGAACTACATCCTTGTCAGATTCATTACCACTGTTCCAGAGTTCACGATTGTGCTCTGAAACTGGATCTTTGCCACCAGTTGTGGTCAAAGAGTTCTCAATATACCAACCACCTGGTCCTTGAAATGCATGAGAATACATCTTTGCCCAAGGGATTTCTTCTCCTTCAGGGGAAGGTAAGAAACGAATTACGGCATAACCGTTACCTGTTTTATCAACTTCAGGCTTCCAGAGACGCTCATCAGCACCTCCACTTGTGTTGTTCATCTTCTCCACTTCTTTGACTAATTTTTGAGTCAAAGATCCTAGAGAGGACTGTTTTTTTAGGTCTTTAAATGACATTAGATTTGTTTTTAGATTTGGCTTTTGTGTACCTTATCATACTACAAGGGAAATTCATTCCTGTCAATCTGTTTTTTCAATACGTCAACCATAGTAGCCATTTGACTAAATGCTTGATTCATATCAGAACTAGATGGGAAACCCATCATTTTAGCAGATTCAATAATCTGATCTTTCATCTTTTTTGCATCAGGATCGTCTGATAAACTCAAACGAGTGTACATAATTTGTTGTTTCTCAATTAATCTCTCAAGAATATCAACATGATTACGTTGATCTTCTTTAGACATTGAAGGAAACTTAAAGACATTAGAGTAAACTTCTTCTTGAAGTTCACTAATCTCTACCATCTCCGCACGAACTACATCTGATTGAAAAAAAGACATTTTAAATGGAAGGTACTTAATTATTTATTGAGGGGTACACCTTTAATTGGTGCTCCAAAATTATATGAAATATTCTCTGCATTTGGCCACCAATCAGCTCCTATACAAATTCTTTTCTCATCTGTTCCTTTCCAAGAACCTGGATAATGAAGTAAGATTGATGGAAAAATAAACCATTTATGTTTAATCGGTGGTAAACTTACTATGTCAGATTCTGAAATAGGACCAGGAGTTCTTTGGAATTTATCCAATCTAAGATGGAAAGGTAAATGATCATTGCTTTTGCAATTAGTAATAAGAGGATTTAAAGAAAAAGATGTTGTAGTAGATCCTTTAGGTAGAGTTAAATAAAAAATTCCACTAAGAGCATAATAACAAAGAGAATGATTGTGCCAATATGCTCCTGTTTCTTGACAATTAGATTTCCAATCCCGATAACACCATATACGTGTTAATTGACCATATGAATCAGTTAATTTAAAATAATCTCTACAACATTTAATGAAAGATTTTTTAATCAACTCAATTGATATGGTGTCATCAAGAAGATCGTACAAACAAGGTTGAAGATACTTACTATCATCCAAAATTGGTACTTGATTACCAGGTAGAAGAGCATGTGAATCAGCATCGTATACCAATTTAACTAAAGAATCAAGATGTTCTTCAGTTATATCACAATCATACTGCCTTATTCCTAAAGTTAAATTTTCATAATTCATTTAAAAGATCTATTAGATGGAATAATCCCTCTAAGGGGGTTGGCAAGATTAGCAAATGCTTCAGCTTTAGAAGATGCTAAGACTTTTTTTCAGGAACTGCCTTATAAGTAACACCATCTTTTGTTATAACTTCCTCCACAGTAGGTGGTATTCCACCTGCTATTCCATCTTCTCCTGATGCGGCAGAAGCCTCAGCACTATCTACAATCTGCTGCAAAACCTCAATAGCTCCAGCAAATTTGGTACGAGAAATAGCCAGCTCATTTAATTTTGAATTAAGTTCATTAATTTTTTTAGTTACATTTGTAAATTGTTCTTTCAGATTTTCTAATACAATAACATTATCTAGAGCCATGAATGATAACCTCCTTTAAAATTTTTTTATAAGTTTGAGTTTGAATATTTAGAAAGGGTGAATACTTTTTGATTTTTCTACTGACGGTTTCCCACACAGGATCATTTAGTTTCTTGTCCCATTCTTTACTATACTCTAATATTATATCACATATTACCATAGTTTCAAGTGACACTTTCCCTCTCAAATATTCTTTTAAAATATCAGGATGCCTTGATCCATCAACATAAAACATAGCGTCAAAATTACTATCAGAAAAAACAGAACTAGTTTCTTCCTTAAAAATGTAAGAAAGTGATTGAGTTTTCTTTTTCCATTCTTGATATCTTCCTTCTCCTTCCTTTATCATCTCACCAATCCACATAGTTGCAGGATCAGTAGAGTATATAAAATTAGATACAAAAAACTCTTCTACTTCTTTATCATTCTTTGATCTTGCAAACTTTTCAAACCAAAACCTATCCTTCCTCTTGTAAAAGGCTTGAACAGTTGCTCTAGTTTTACCACGATACTTATGATAATCGTAGTGGTCTTTAGTAAAATGATTTTTTAACGAAAGATAACAACGGTAGGCATCAAAGGGCATCATTATCGATTAAAAACAGCATCTGATCTTGTATCAGGTCCACGTAGATCTACATTAAATGCCAAAGTAATTCTTTCTTTATTAGAAGTCTGTGGTTCTACATGATGCCAAGTTTCAGCAGGAAATAAAACCATAGTTCCATCAATTCCTTCATATCCAATATCATATTGATCAAATATAGTAGGATGACCATGATTTTTATAATAAATCACACCCGAAAGAAACCCTGCATGATGATGAGGTGGATTATCATCTCCCTTGTATGAAAAGTTACTCCAAATATCATAACCATCAAAGTGACCCGCCCAACTTCTTACCGAAAATTGTCTATTATCTCTTCCATCACCCCAATACTTTGCACTCAATCTCAATACCCATGCCATCCAAAAAGATCTCTCAATTAAACTTGGAGAAATGGAACACTGATATGAATTATGTTTCTTACCATCCATAGAAAGATAACCAGCATTCTCATGAGCTCTCAATTCTGCTAATGGACTATCCTTATATTTTCTACTTTCATCAATCCATACATCAAGTTCCTCCATAATTTCTGAAGGAATTTTAGTCACCCTCACAGGGCATGAAGTGTCAGGTGCAAGTTTATTCATTATCAATAAATCATTCATTTACCTACCTTCTCTAGATTTGTTTCTAATAGTAATATGATTGCCTTCAATAGCAATCTCTAAGTAATCTCTATGACTCCACTCCAATTCCTCATATAACTTATTAAGTTTATCCATATCCTCCCAAAGATCGGTGGGAATAGGTTCCCCCCAAAAAGGATTGTCGTCAGGGTCATTCATAGTGGTAGTTTAGCTCTTGAACTACGTTTAAGAAAGTTAAGTTCTGATGCTTCATACTTAATCTTTTCCTTTAAAGGTTTTGGAATAAGTTTAGGAACAGATTCCAAATCAATACTATTCTGTTCACAAAAATGAATGATAGCATCAATATAATTCATGTCTTTATTTACCTGCACTAAAGTTTCAATTTCTTGTGCAAATCCAGCAGCGGAGAAGAACTTACTCTTCAATACCTTCTCTAATTCATTCTCCATCCTGACTCCTAGTACTGTTAGTGACAAATTCTTTTATATACCTTACTAATAATTTAATATAGTCCCCTTTGTTCCTTTTGTCAAATACTTTTACTTCACCACCAGGAGTTACCATGATAGTAATTAGTTTTTTAACAGGGATCTCAGTTAATTCATAGTAAGCAGCAGCATAAAAGGTTTCCTGTACGAAATAGTTTTCCAACCACTTCTCAGGTTTAATCTTTTCGGATGTCTTAAAATCTATGACTGCTAACTCACCTTCATACTCTGCTATACAATCAACTCTACCTGCAAGACCAAGGTACTCAGAGTAAAGAGTTCTTTCTATAGCGTGTATGTTATTTATCTTATCGAGATATGGTTTAGCATGATGAAACATGAACTTAGTAGCAGGTCTAAACTGCTCCCAATCAATTTCATTGTTCCTCATATAAACTTCAACTGCTTCATGAAAATCAGTTCCACGAGTAGTTGCTTTCTTAGTGATGCGATTAGCTTCTTCAATACCAATTCTCTTACGCCAGTTAATAAAAATCTGACGATTATAAAAGGAAGTGACTGAAGTAATAGAAGGAACCCAACTACCGTCAGGAAGTTGATACAATCTACAACCAGGAGTTTCTTTCTTTTCTAATTCAATATCACCTAAGTAATTGCAATGATCAAAAATCATAAAGTTGTTTCCAATTTAGCTAAGAGATACTCCTTGACAAATCCAGAACGAACAATATCTTCGACTCCGAACTCAATAATATCAACTGATGGCATGATGCGAAGGATCTTCATGAAATCAATCACACCATTCTTTTCATTAGTCTTAACTAGATCAGATTGAGTAGCATCACCACAGAACATGATCTTAGAATCTTGACCAACTCTTGTTATTATACTATCTAACTCATGAAAATTCAAGTTTTGATACTCATCAACAATAACAATTGCTTTATCAAAAGTAGTTCCTCTTATAAATGAGGTGCTCCAGAAATCAATTGTACCTTGAGATTTAAGATTACCATAAAGCATTTCAAAGTCTGCCTCTGTTGGCATCTCAAACATATATTTTACCATATGCTTGTAAGGAATCTGATAGAGTGATGACTTATCTTCATGATCTCCTGGTAGGAAACCAATCTCTCTTGTAGATACTAATGACCTTACAATATAGATCTTTTCATATGGTGTCTTAGGATCTAGTACATCTCTAAGTGCATTATAAAGAGTTATAAATGTCTTACCAGTACCTGCACATCCATATGCAACTACGTTCTGATTATTCTCATAGCATCTGAATAATTCTTCTTGGTTTGGAGTTAGAGGAGTAATTGTCCTCATCAAGTCCGTATTAATAGGTTTTTTTCTTTTCATTTGCTTATTACTCATTCCGTATGGAACAACAGGCTTACGAGTTTTAGATTTAGATGGCATATTATTCTACATCAAAGGCAGATTGGGTTTGAGATTCATAAGATCCTCTTTTAGCTAGTCTTCCAGAGATACCTCCAGACTTATCTGCTTTCTTTAATACCTCACCCCATCCAGGATTTTTATTAACTAGTTTATCTCTCCACTCACCAATAGTTTCAAGTCCCAAACCAGGCATCGTAGAAGGATCAGAGTAGTCTCTATCCCAATCAGGATTGTCAGTCTTCCACTGATCCCAAGCATGGACACTCATCTTAACTTCCTTCTGTTCACCAGTTTCTTTGTTTATAACAGGGTATGTTGCCATATTAATACAATAATGTGTACGATTATTTAGTTACAAAAAATTAAAGTTAATATTAATTCTTGCTTGTGAGTTTGTAGTATTTGTTGAGTTATGTAATATAGATGGATTGAAAAATAGTATTCTATTTTCTTTACTACCTACAATTTGATCTTCATTCTTTCCAAATCTAGTAAATCCATCACAAGTATTCAAAGAAAAAAGAGCCCCATGATGATTCCAAGGAAAATCAGTATGAGGTAAATGTTCTACAAGATTTTGAGTTGCAGGATAAAAATTAACTTTAATTCTTATCAAAGATTTGAAATCATATATTGATTTAAGTCTAGGAAAAAAGATATCAACAATTGGTTTATAATAACTGGATTGTATAATATCTTTATCATATATCATATGATAAAGAAAGAATTGAAACACCTCATGAGGATCACTCTCATGAGCAACGGTTGATGAATGATGCCAAGGAAAAGTTCTTGCAGTTATAATATCATTAATAATATTAAATTCATCCTCTTCTAAAAAATTATCAATTACTTTTACATCCATTCTAATGCCTCAGAGACTGCAGGAAACTGTTCAGTAAATAGTTTCTTACATCCATTAGCAATATCCATATGTTCTTTCTGTGTTCCATGTGCCGAACGTAGATTGATATAATGTATCCATGAACGACAAGAACCAGTCATGTAGATCCGTGTTGGTGTAGCAAGAGGAAGAACAAACCTTGCACATTCTTTTGCAACACCTGCTTTTAACATCTGATTATACAAACCAAAAGCAGAACTGAACAGAGTATTCATCTGTCTATTAAACTTATCAACCATCTCTGGATCTAGATCATCAATACTATTCTGTCTGTTCTTATCATCTTGTCTACGGAGTTCAGGTAATTCTATTTCACCTAGAAGATTACTGTCAGCATACCGTTGAGAGAACTCTTGGTATGTGAAACTTCTGTGCCTTAAAATCTGTGCAGCAATACCTCTTGTGGTATTGATCTCAATAGTCATGTATGCTTGTTCAAAGACACTCCAGTGACCGTGCTTAATACAATACTTAAGAAGACCAGCAAACTTTTCATTGTCCTGATTCTTAGGATTGCTGACACGAGCAACGTATGCCATATGTTGTTCAGCATCAGGGGTGACACTGATTAAATTAACATTCATAATTCGATCCATTCTCTTGGTTGTCTATCTGCATTGCACATAATAGGGAAACTCACAGACATTCTAACAGTATTGGAAGTTGCTAAATGTGGATAATATTTAGGAATCCAAATTGCATCTCCAGGTTTCATATCCACATCTAATAAAGGATTGTCTGTTATAGACATATTTGATCGTGGAATATTCCTATCCTTAATTATATCCCATACTTTAAAATTTGTCTCCCCCTCACATTGAACTATAATATTATGATTATTATCATAATGAATTCCAAAAGGATGAATTAATGAAGGATTGAGACAAGTATAAATGTGAGCATCTGCCGATCCATTATACTCTTCTTCAAGTTTTTTGGCAAGATCATTAACATTCCTTGAACAACGAGACATATCCGTAAGATATGATATATTATTTTGAATAATCTCTTTAACTAATAAAGGAGGAATACAATTCTTATCAAGAGACCAAGCACCATTATTCCATTTATGATCTTTTTTATAATTAGGTACTACAACTCTATCACATGTCATTAATGGACGGATATTAATTAACATAACAAACTCTTTCCAAGTAAGTAAGTTAGGATAATAACCTTTCTTAAACTTTGGTTGCATTAATCAGGATATCCATCATCGTCTTCAAAAACTTCTTCATAATCTCCTACAGGAACTGATTGGTATGCTTCTACATCTGAATAGATTTCAGACTCCAATTCTTCTACGACTTCCTTAAGAGCCATGATTAAAACTTTTAATTTTCCTCTGTTCATGATTTTATTTCTCATTATTTAGAGTGGGTGGGAGGTTGGGTTTCTGTATTACCAACAAAGAACGGGCATTACTACAGTAGTAAATTTTACGTCCTTGCCTGAGACCCGACTGGTAAGTCGATTCTACTCTTGCGAGTAGCAGCACCACCTGTGTCTCGTCACCTTAACCAGCTATATGCCAGAAAGTTTATTCAGTCACTCCCATGTCAGTCCCGTCGAACCAACAAATATATTATTGCATAAAAAAAGAGGGGTGTCAACACCCCTCTCTGAACCAAGTAAGGTTATGCTCAACTCTTAGATGCGAACTTGCGTTCTACCTTGACTCCACGATACATAAGATCATGGTTTCTGTTCTGAGCTGCTTCAGCGAGTACCTTATTGTTGTACTCTGTAGAGTCGTAAGAGACTCCTCTATAAGTGACTTGTGCCATTGGCTTTCTCCAAAGTAGTAGGGATTTTTGCCCCGTTCCTTCAGTCGGCATTTGCGTCCCCGTCGAAGGGGGATGAACGATCCGTTCCGTGTCGGCTTACTTGCGACCTCCTATGAGGTTGAACGTGTGTGTTAATTCTAACACTTGCTTACTATATAGTCAAGTTTATTTGTATTTCCTGATACAGTTTTGTCATTCTCTTAACATTTCATCCCTAATTCTTCTTGCCTGTTCATTATGTTCACATAATTTAGACATCCATATTCTCTCATCCAATCCAACCTCACCGTCAGTTGAGATCATGCGGCAACAAATATCTATTATATTGTTCCGATAGTTAGTGCTTAACATAGTCCAATAGTGTAGTCGGTAGAGAATTTTTAACATGTTCTATTGCTGCTGGTAGTATACCATATTCCATTCTTTGAATTGCTTTTGTTAATGATTCTACAGTATCTTCTGGTAAAATGGGAACCTTTCCTTGAAGAATTATTTCACCACCATCTAATTCTTCATTCACATAATGAACAGTACATCCTGTTTCTTTATCACCTGCTTCCATTGCCCTCTCAACTACATTCAATCCCTTATACTTGGGAAGTAATGATGGGTGTACATTAATGATAGGAGCAGGGAAAGCAGCAGGATTTTTAATCACTCTCATATATCCAGCAAGAACTATGAGATCTAC